TCCTCCTTTCTGATTATATTATATCACGGTATGCCGTGACTGTCAACACTTTTTATAAAAATAATTAAAGTTTTTTTCATTCTGTAACTAATTTCAGAACAAATAAAAAAGCCCTCCCAAAATGGGAGGGTGTGTGTCTTATATATGATTATAGAGTTTCTGGCCACGGGTCTTCCGTGACATATACCACGCTTGAGAAGCGAATATCTCCGATATCCCGATCCGTTGGGACGGGATCGTCAAATTGTAATCGGAATTGATTCCCATCGCCCGACCCACCTAAATACCACGTACCCAGACGTTGACCCTTGTCATTCGTGATCATACCGATTTTAGATCCAAGCGGACGAAAACCTACCGGAATACCGTTAAGGTTCAAGATAACCACGTTTCGCTCACGGTCAGAACCTTGTGGGACATATCCAGCCGATCCTCTACGTTTGATCCCAAACCAGCCCCAAGATAGACCGCCAAAGTTAATCTCGACTGTTGAATTAATCCGTCTAAATTCCATGTATGACGCACCAAGTGCCGAAGAAATATTCCTTGCTCGCACCTTGCCTGTATCACCGGCCAAAATAACCCAGTTATCACGACCAACACCAGCACGTTTCTTTATCCATTTAAACGCCCCGTTCTTCGCTGTAGTGTCAATATAGGTCGTACCGATATCAGCATCAAGAGCGTACGGGAAGCCTTGACCTTTTAATTCACCAGATCCACCGGAACCAGATCCGACCGTGCGCTTTAATTCTTCCAAGTCGTTTTTGCTCGCAAGCTGACTTGTGTCAATCGTTGGTAGTTTTGATCGTGTGACGAATGGATCGCCACCGTTTTTTAATTTTTCATCAATCAAAGCGTCCAGACCTAAATCAACGTGCTTCTCTTTGATATTGGTTGTCATTTGGTTTTGAAGGGCTGTATACGTTGGAAAGAGTTCGTAAGCCTTGGAAGTTTGCAACGCTCCGCCTTGATTAGCTTGAAGCGTCCCAATATCACGACCAATGGATTCTATAGCTTTCTTTAATTTATCCATTCAGCACCTCCTTAGAGGGTATTTTTAGCCGTTATATAGATTTGTACGAAGTCAGTATTTTCAAGGTCAGTGAATTTTTGGCCAAGCTCTGTCATTTTAGACACAATAGCTTGGTCTGCTGATCCTGCACCATTTGCGATACGGTCAGCGATCTCTTTGAGAGTATCTAATTCTTCTGGTACTCCATCGCCTAAAATGGCAGTCTTGACACCAGCGATAGCCGTGTCTAGTTGTTGTTGTGTGATTCCAGCTTGTCCAAGTTCTGACTTGTCAGCTTTGCTTGCAAGTGTGGTTTTAATTTCCTTGATGTCGCTACCGACAGCTTGAGCAAATGATGTTAATTTTTCAGTATTTAAAGTCATAATTTTTCCTCTCTAAATTTTTGCAAGATTGTATAGTACTGTTAGGTCTGGCAACTCTTCCGTTTGTGATCCGTTTGGATGTTCAGCGATGTACTTGTCAATTTCAGTTTTAACATCATTTTTCACAAGCGATAATACTTCCTCACTTGTAAATTCGTCTGCTGAACGGGTGATGTCTAAACGTGTTGAGCGGTCGCTGGGAAAAATATAGCCACCACAAACGATTTCAACCAGATAGGATCCGATCGGAAGGGCTTTTTCGATTTTAAAAGTGACTCTGGACTTATCCACTGTACTCTCAAATGTTGCCTTTCCTTTTTGGTTAAAGATCCTGATCGTGGCATTCTTGCCATTTAGCTCGCTGATCGGGCGCATGTTTTCATCCAGTAGCTCATAACCAAATAGAGAGGCAGAGTCGCCTTGCTTTACGACTGCCCCTCCTTCGAATTGCTTTAGATTCGTAGAATTTAATAGTGCCATTAAATCCTCCTTATTTTAAGCGAATGAGCCGAAGTCTGTGATACGTTTACCATTCTCTGATTGACCGACTGCCACATATCTGCGATTTCCAGATCCTCCGATGTACGTGATCCAGATGTAACCGTCATTGTCTAACCAGCCATCATAGTTAATTTCTTGACCAGCGGTATAGACTGCTACGATATCACCTAAAAGCCCCGCAGAAGAACGTACATTGAGCGCAGAAACTTTGACTGTGAATGTACCAGTTTCCTCGTTAAATTCGCTGGAATCTACTGTAAGAGGCTCTGACGGTTTAATAGATGTTACTTGTGCTGGTTGTCCGTCTACTGGGAAGTAAAACCAGCCTACGATACCGTTAAAATCACGGGTGTTATATCGTGCTGGTCCACCAACATACAGAGCATCTTCATTACCGTCAATATTCTGCTCGATGGTGCGCATGGTATATCCATCTGAATCTTCTATCACAATACCAGTATGCCCATAGCTGTGGCCGTAAATGTATGTTGTATCCATGACGAATACAGCCCCAGCTCGTGGCTTGCTGTCCAGATTCCCCTCTTGATTATATTCCACCTCATAGCCTAAATCACGGGCAGAATTTAGTAGAACAATGGCATTTCCCCAAAGGGTTTTTCCGAAAAAGTAAGTAGAGATTGCATTCGGTAGTGCAGCACATTGCATCCCCCACTGGCTCATAGATACACCAGTACCAGCATCTGCTAACCCTTCCGCATATCCTAAAATATCATTTAAAGTGGCCATTTATTGCTCCTTCCTAAATTCAAAAGCCACCACCCAAAAGTAGGCAGTGGCTAGTAAAAAGATTGCTGTTTTAAAAGTTATTCTCTTAATCAGCATTTGGCTCTTCGTATTCGAGCGCTCGTGTGCTATCGCTCAATCCTGTTGTAGTGGGGTCGTTGACGACACCGACCAAAACAAAGACCGCAAATAGCACATTGACAAATACCAAGATTTTATCAACAGTTTGGCCAAACTCTAACTTGATACCAAAAATGTCAGCAAATGCTTGGAATAGCAAGGCCAAGGCTGGCACAAGAGCAAGCCAAAAGTTTTTGTTTTTCAAACGTACTGTCCAGTTAATTTTCATAGTGTTACCTCTTAATTATTTTTGTTTTGAATTAATGCTTTAAGTTCCTTCATGTCCTCGCTCAAGGCTTTGACCTGCTCTGCGAGGATCAATAGAGACTTATTTTGTTCGTCATGATTATCAAGCCGTCTCACTGCTGTTAGACGGAAGTCACGCATGTTTTCAATGTCTTTTTCGATCACGACCATGCGTTTTTCTTGAGCCACGACACTTCCTTTAAAATTTCCGTAAATTCCAAGTAAGATCCCGACAAATCCGACCATCATCGAGATATCTTCTGGTGTAAAGTGGATCATAGATCACGCCCCTTTCTGATTAAAGTACTGGCTGTGGTGTAGCTGTGGCTACTGGTTGAGTTTCAAGATCTCCGCTTGGTTGTGCTGGTTTGTTTTCCTTCGGAAGCTCCCATTTCCACACTGCCAATTTGCCATCTTGCGACAATTTACCTTCGAGTTCTTCTACACTTTCGCCATTGTAAGTAAAGTCAGAGTTTACTTGCACAAGCACACGAGTACCTTCGCCATATTTCGCAGTATAGTTTGGATTGTTAACAACAAAGATGTCATGTGCTTTGTATTCTTTGCCAGATTGGCCAGTCTCTACTAATTCCAATCCACGAGCATACAGAGTTGGATCAATTGGATTGTCTGTATCTGTGACACGAGCGAGGACTGCCCAATCGGCCACTGATTTGACGCTTTGGATCTGTTGCGTCATCGCTTCGTTTTCTTTGGTCAACTCTTGGATTTTAGCGATAGCGTTATTATTGGCTTCAACAGACTTGTCAAGCTCTTTCTTGATTGCTACGACAGCACCAGACGTATCAAGTTCCATGCGGACGATATTCAATACTGCTTCAACCAATGTCGCATCATCTTCGTTTGTGCGATTGGTTGGCAAGATTTCTTCAAATACACGATAAGGGAAGTCTTGCTTGATTGCTACTTTCGTAGTGTTAGCTACTGCATCGTATGATTTAAATTGTACTTTGTAATCCATTATTTAGTTACCTCATTTTTGTTTTTAATTTCTTCAAATAGATCCTTCAAATCTTTATCGGATTCGAGGACTGAGCGATAGCTTTCAACTTCTTGTACAAGTTGAGCTACAAGTTGCTGTGATTCAGTGAGACGAACCTTAAATTCGGCCTCAATGATTGACTTACTAGCTAGTTGATTTGCCAGTTCCGTGATAATTGCTACATAATTATCTTCGTTCATTACAGCTCCTATCTGTAGTTATATTTTGAAAGGACACCACCGATGTGTCTTTGAGCAGCACTGTTTTTGAGATCCCATCCATATTTTTGCAGGATGCCAAAGCATGTGAGTAAATCCCATAAATAAGTTCCAACACTTCTATGATTGCCATCTGCTGTGTAGATCATTCTAAAATCAGATGCAATAATTTCAGAATATGTTGTTCCATTCAGTGGTGCAATTCTTGGTTTACCAGCATTTTGGATGATCCAACCTTGTTTGTATTCGCTGTGTTGTAAGTACAGCTTATCTGCATAAAACTTAGTATAATCTTCAACGTCTTCGTTCGTGCTGTTGTAAATTTCAATACCACTAAATGTCCTGTTACCACTATTTTCCGTACCGTCACGGTTTGATCCGATGATGGTTTTCGAAAATCTGTTCCCGTTTTCTATATGTGTTCCATACCTGATAAATTGGGTTGGGAAATTGTTGAAGACTCGCCTAATAACTGCTGTGTCAGTCAACATATTTAGCGCACTCTTGTCTAAATCAAACACCATAGCACCAGTATTTGACTCCAGCCTTCCGCCCTTAATTCGTTCAGCGTTGAAGTCTACCGAAGATAATTGCGTGATAAAAGCCTTTTGAGATATCAGCTCTCTGATAAACGCTTGATTAGATACTAGCTTGTTAATCATAGCGGAGTCTACTAACACTTTATCAGCCGTGACTGAGTTCGAGGCTAAAATAGGTGTAGTGACTGATCCTGCTTTCATGTGCCCGGTTTCCACACTCTCGCTTGCGATATGACGACCTAAAATGGATCCATCGACTACCATGTCCCCTTTTACTTTAATCAATTTTGCAATTAAAGCAATGGATTCTGGCTCTTGTACTAGTAAGGAACTGATGGTTCTTCCGTTGATGCTCTTCCCTGTACCAAATGAAATTTGACCATCTGTGATGTTGATGTCTGTTTTTTTAAGGACTCCATCAAATTGGCTGACAATTGTTGCCACTTGACCATTGACCGTTTGCTGATAATTAGCAAAGCGCCCGTTGATGCTATCTTTAAAATCGTCTAGCTTGTCATTGAGTACAGAGTTTTGACTGGATAGCTTCATGCCAAATTCTGTAGAAAATGTTGTAAATTGTCCATCTACTGTCTGCTTGTATTCAGCAATCTTAGAAGATATAACTTGGTCATTATTTTGTTTAAAATCTTCAAATCTTCGGTTGATCCCAGCAATATCTTCATCATACTTAGATTTTGCTATATAGCCTTGCCCTAGTATTTGTCTAGTGGCATTCACAGCGTCCACAGCAGCCTTCTCGGAATATGTCAACATGCGCTGTTCAAGTTCACCATTCGGGCCAGTTTTCGTCTCTAATTTTGTCAATTGAGTCGAAAGGCCTTGCGCCGTCCTTTCAAAAGTGGCTTGCGCTTGCTTTACTAGATAATTTTGATCTTCTGGAGCAGGCCCTGCATCTGTTCTGGTAGTGCTTTGTGTGAGTTCTACTTTTTTGAATGAAATTGATCCTGCTTCACTATACCCGATGATGATTCGCCAAAAATCAAACTCTTCACTTTTTTCTAGTGCAGGGACAGAAACTTGGTATAGTTGCCATTCGTCTGTTAATTGAAAATCACCAGAGATCCTTTCTTTATTGCCTCCAGATTTTCTATTTTCACGCAAAGAGACCCACATTGTGCTAGAGCCACTATTTCTTTTCGCATAGAAGGAAATAGTGTAAGGCTCGCCTTTCTCTAGATAATCCAGAGCAGTTGTCTTTGATGTGGCCCAGCTTGGGGCTGTGCTAGAAAAAAGCTGTGCTTGTTTCCAAGTATTGGTGTTGCCTGAAATAGTATAGATGCCGTTTTCTGCTGTACCAGTTGAATTGCTTGAATCACCATGAGCGAAGAACCAAAGACCACGAGTGAAATCATAATCTTCAGCATAGTTCCTTGAACCAACTTTCAGATTCGTGAACTCTTCTTTGACCCCTGCCACTGTCTGCTCAACATATGACCGATCAGCTTTGCCATTTGTGACATTGGTTAGGTCAGAGATGGCTTTTTCTGTGGTCTGTTCAAACCGTGATTGTGCGCCTTGGATGCCAGAAAATTGGCTTTGTGTCTGATCTTTAAAGTCATTGATCAGTTTCTTGATGTCCACATTGCTGGTTTGCAGTTGGTTTGTAGCAGCTTCCAACCCTTGCATCTTCACTTCAATGCCATTATATTGAGCTTTGAACTCTTCTACAATTTCATTTTTATTTGCTTGGTTTGCTGCATTGATTTTGTCAGTTACTTGAGCTGAAATTTCCTGTTTAACCACTTCAGCTTGCGCCTTGGCTTGCTCTATACCATCTGTTATTTTATGTTCCAGCTCTTTTGATTGCTTGTCATACTCAGCATTGGCATTGTCTACAAGCTTCTGCACTTTCGCTTCGTATTCAGCATCATAAGACTTCATTTTCTTATCAACGGAGTCGTTGACCATGCCTGAGATAGAGTCTGCTAAAGTTCTTGTTACTTCACCAAATCCGATGCTGACAAGTTTGATGCTCATTGGATTAAACTTGTATTTCGTGATCTTTTTTCGCAAATCGACATCGTAGCCCTCGTGGAAGAGGCTCACGATATCAAACATGTGTACTGGTTGATCTGCTTGGCCTACTACATCAATCTCAAGGCTTTCTTCGATCATGTCACACAGAGTTTCACGGAAATAGCGCTTGCCGTATTCCTCAAGCGTTTTTTGATCCACAACATCCTGATCTTGTACTTCCATATCTGCTTCGTAAATATGCTTGTATTTATTGATCAGTGGGCTATCAATGGTCACAGTTAGGATCTGATCTTTCTTACCTTCCTCGTGAGCTTCAATAACCTTTTTAAAATGGATCCGTGTTCTCAGTTCTTTAGTGGATTTTGATTCTTGAAACGACTTCATGTTTTTCTTGTAGGCAAACAATGATTCGTTCTCGATTCCACCATGCTCTAACAATCGCACACTGTACTTATCCCTGACAAGATCTCCGCCCCATTGTCCAACGATAGAGTGCTTGTCTTTGGCCAAGGCTTCCATCGCTGAGATATCTTTTAAATTGAGGGTGTGTTTTGACATCACATCGGAAAAAAATGTGAATGGTGTTTCTCGTTTAAATCCGGCAACAAGCGCATTCATTACAGTTGCCCCGTTTACCCGATCAACATTGATCTTGTTGATAGAATATCCATTAAGTAATGTTGCTACTTGA